CCTCTTATGGAAGGCAGGGGATATGTCCTGAAGGAGGGCGCTGTCACGCCCTGCTGTTATGATTACCGCAATCTTGGTGTGTTTGGTAATGTCTTTCATTATGATTTAACTGCGCGGCCTATCAGGCCGTATGAGTTGTGTAAAACATGCCACCAACAGATACCGAATGAGATTATGTTAGATTTCCAAAACGGAATCAACCGAAAGGCTGTAAATGCTTGATATCCCACATCCGAATATCCATAAGCGGGAAACCATCATGATCCTGGACGATTGCGATAAGTTCATTCTCGATGAGGGCGTAAAATATCTGGAAGGATATAACGGGCCTAACAATACAATGCTTGAGCTTGGGTCTCATGTCGGATGTAGCAGCCTGTTTTTCGCAATAGAATTGGAATTCAAGCGGATACTTGCTGTCGAAGCGTATTGGGAAAATTTCAAGTGGTTGGTAAATAATATCTACAAAAACCAAACCGAGGACATTATAACGCCTATGTGGGCAGCCGTCTCTAATAAGACGGGTAATTTCAGGCCTATATACTGGTCGGCAGAACAACGTAATCACGGACAATATGGGACGTTTTTCAGGGCAGACTTTCACCCGCAAAGCGGCTTCGTGCAAACGATATCGTTTAAGCATCTTTTATCGTTATTTGATTCAATTGATATTCTTAAAGTCGATATCGAAGGCAGCGAATATGAGATATTCAGTCCTAACGATAAAAAGCTCGCTAAAATATTACGGAAGGTACATTTTCTTGATCTTGAGACACATTGTCTTGACGAGGGAAAATATTTTACCGATAATACTTTTGCCCAATACGGATATAGAGATACGGCAAAGGCGAACGATATCTTAGCCAATTATCTTGATGACTGCGGTTTTGAGCTGGACCAATACGGCGTTAAGATAGGCCGGATGCAGGGATATAACAGAAAATACAATGGATAATCAGCAATTTATAGACGGCTCCTGGTACGAGAAAGAATACCGTGGTGGTTGGTATAGGATGCAATATATTGACACGCCGGAGCCCCAGTGGGCCAAAGAATGTAAACGCTGGATAATCGATCTATGCCTGATGTATACTGGTCTGCCATTAACCGCTAAAATATTGGATCTGGGATCTGGTATCGGTCAATTTATGAGGGCATGGCAGAGCAGGGGGTTTAAGGACGTGCATGGTATCGAGATAAGCAGGGTAGCTACCTCTCATAGCTGTATGCCGACGCTCCACCCCGGATCGGCACAGAACATGCCATTTTTTGGAGATAAGGAATTCGACCTTGTTTTTAGCTCAGCGTTCTTTGAGCATATTGACGAGTCAATTTTAGATGATGTTCTTGATGAATGCTTCAGGGTGGGTACGATGCAAGCGCACACCCTGTGTCTGCAACAGGGAACCGATCCATCACATATAAATATGAAAAATGAACAGGAATGGTTAGACAGGTTTGAGGCCCATGCTACGGATAAAGACCTGCTTTTTATCGTTCCTGACGATTTTACGCTTAATAGTCCCTATCTAATGGCCATACCTAACGATAAGGTCATTCATCCGGTGAGAGAAAGGTTTGTAAGAGATGCAACCCGTAACGACCATAAACAGCATTGAAAATAAGCGATATTGGAAAACACCACCTGATATGATGGCAAAATTACAAAATGAATTTAATTTTGATTTTGACCCATGCCCTCACCCACGTCCAGAGAATTTTGACGGTCTTTCTGTTAAATGGGGTAAGCGGAATTGGGTAAATCCTCCTTTTACTGGAGGGCTTATGGCATGGATACGTAAAGCAATTGTAGAGTGTAAACGCGGTAATATGTCTGTTATTATTTTACCTGTCTATCAAACGCGGGCTATTTCTATCCTCGATGATGCTGGTTCAAAATTAATTTATGCCGGTAAACCACAATGGCTTGCGCTCGAAGATGATGAACCAAATCCAACTAAATTACAAGATAGACAGCCATGCTTATTGGCTATCCTTCGACCTAAAAAATATGCAAAAGATAACAACTATTAATTCAATTGAAGTCAGTTCATTGTGTAATAATTCTTGCCCGTATTGCCCAGCCCCTTTTCAAAAGCAGTTCCGGGAAGTGGGCAATATGAACATGGAGACTTTCGAGAAAGCCATTGAATGGGTGTCTTATTTCGCCAAATTGGGCACACAGAGAGAACTTAATCTTTTTGGTATAGGAGAGCCCACCCTTAACCCGAATCTCGCAGCCATGGTGCGATTTTCGCGCAATAAACTGCCAATCAGACAGATTCTACACCTAAATACTAACGCAAAGCTGATGACTGAAGACTTAGCCAGGGAATTAAAGGACGCCGGCATAACGGGAATTGATCTAACGTACCATGGGGACCCGCGCCCGATAGCTAATGCGATCGAAATATTCAGGCGTCTTAGGATCAACGGACAGCTTGCGGTCGATCCCGTAACACGGCCTAACAACTGGGCCGGACAGGTAGACTGGCTCGATAGCCCGGTTGAATATCTTTGCCCATGGCTGGATCGAGGCCAGATTATGGTCATGAGCGATGGTGACGTAACTACCTGTTGCATTGATGCGGCCAAAAAGGGTATACTCGGAAATATTAATGACGACCTTGCGGGATTCAAGTTAGAGCCTTATGAGCTTTGCCATAAATGCCATCAGAGAGTACCCGATAGAATGAGGATGATTAAGGCTGTTAATGAGTAAAATTAAAACGCTCTAAGACCCCGGAATCTTAGAGCCAAGCGATAAATAGGCGGCTGGTTGGGGCCAACCCTTCAACTATGCCGCTTTTTTATCGCGCACGGAGGATAAGAAAAATGCCATATCCAACATTAGAAAGTTTGCCGGACGGCGTGAAGGCGCTCCCCAAAGAGGCGCAGGAAATCTGGCGCAATGCCGCTAATTCTGCTCTTGGGAAATATCCAGGAGATGACGAGAAAGCGGCTAAGATCGGATGGGGTGCCGTCAAAAATGGCGGCTGGGTAAAAGATGCCGAAGGGAATTGGACCAAAATAGCAAGTATGACAAGAGAGCAAGATTATTCCATTTGGACCTCCATGAAATCCCGATGCAGTAATAACAATGATAAAGATTATGCGAGATATGGGGGTCGTGGTATTTCAGTTTGTCAGCGTTGGAAAGACAGTTTTGAAGATTTTATGAAGGATATGGGTTTTCGACAAGATGGATATACAATTGAGCGGGTAAACAATAATGGCAATTATGAGCCAAAAAATTGTCAATGGGCAGATAGGACTTCTCAAGCGCAAAACAGAACCCACGCTAAAACCCATGAATTCGATGTTGAATGTTTCAGCGTGGGGACTTGGAATGGAGATAAATATAACGACGACGATTTAAACGAAATGATACATGCGTTCTATGAACTAAGAGAAAGCGTGAAACCGCCAGTTAAGCTGGCACATGACAATAAGGCACATTTAACAGATGGCCAGCCTGCCCTCGGGTGGGTCAAGGGCCTAAAAAAAGTCGGCGATAAATTGATCGCCACTGTAACCCAAGTGCCTGATATACTTTATAAAGCTATCGCGTCAGGGCGGTATAAACGTGTTAGCGCAGAAATTTACTGGAATTTAAAAGAAGGCGGTAAGACTTTCAAACGAGTTCTTTCCGCTGTCGGTCTGCTGGGTACAGATATTCCCGCGGTAAGTAATCTTGCAGACCTTGAAGCATTTTTAAGCCAAACTCCCGGATCAGGGACGTTTGAAAAAATGGCTACATATGCTTTTGATGTTAACGAAAGCGGGAAAATAAATATTGAGAAAGGAAAGGTAAATATCATGGACGAGAAAGAAATCAAACGTCTAACTGACGAACTAAACGAAGCAAAAACTAATCTTGAGAAAGCCACGACTGAGAATAAGACATACAAGGCTGAGGCCGAGGCCCTCAAGAAAGAGAAAACCGAAAATCTGAAAAAGGCCAGATCCGAAGAGATCAAGACCTTTTGCGAACAGATGGTCAAGGATGGTAAAATGACACCGGCGGCCAGGGATATCCTGATCAAAGACCTGGATAAACATGTCTATACTGATGATGCTGGTTTTTCCATCACATTCGATGCCTTTAAAAAGTGTATCGAGACCCATGCCAAGGTTTTCGATGTAACCGAAAAAGGTCGTGAGCAAGCGGCAAACGAAACCAAAACGTATAAAAATGTGGCCGAGGAACTTACTGCAAAAGTCAGGAAATACATGGCCGAGCATAAGGACATCAATTACACAAACGCTACCAGGGCCGTGTTTGAAGCCGATCCTGATCTTGCGAAACGATACAGGGACGATTAAGCACTGAGGAGGTGATTAAAGAATGGCAACTCAAAATCAATATATGAGTACCACCATAGCTGCTGCTGAGGATTTATCCTCATTGCAGTATCATGCTATCGCCCTTGATGATGGAAAACTTGCGAATAGTGGTGAAGAGGCCAGTGGAATTCTGCTGAATAAGCCAAAGAGTGGAGAATTTATCACTCTTGGCTACATCGGCGAGATAAAATTTAAAGCCGGGGCCGCTATTTCAAAGGGCGATAAATTAACAGTGACTACTTCCGGCTGGTTCATTACCGCCGATTCAAACGATCCAACATTAGGAGAGGCAAAGGCCGCCGTAACATCCGGTTCGAACGGAACGGGACTTTTCACTTTTCCCGGAGGGACCGATAAAGCCAGTATTCTGATCGCGTCATTTACCCCAAAGGTAGATATGCTGGCAGGGATCGCTTTGGCCTTAGATGCCGATATGCTGCAGGCTGATAATGGTGAAGAGGCAGATGCTGTGGCATTAGGCGCGGCTGTGAGCGGTACAGCCCAGAATTTCGGAGTAGCGGGCATCATGAATGTCAGATGTGATCCTGCATTAGTCTGCTCTCTGGGCAATGCGATTACCGTAACGACTTCCGGGTATTTCATACCATGTGATTCAGGGTATTACCAGGTCGGCAGGGCTCTCGCGAATATCGGGAGCAATGCGGTAGGCCAGGCCCTGTTTATGGGCGGTACCTTTGGCTATCTCTCCGTATAGGAGGTAATAATTTATGGCAACACATGGACAGTTTGCGATTACAAGCACAATTCAAGCTGCTGAGGACCTTAACGCCAATCAATTTTTTGCGATTGCTCTTAATGATGGCAAGATAGCAAATAATGGCCAGGAGGCCAGCGGCATAATTCTTAACAAACCTAAAAACAGTGAGCACATTGAATTTGGCGTGATGGGTGAATTCAAATATCGCGCTGGAGTCGCTGCAGGTGCCGGGAACCGGCTTCGAGTTACGACATCCGGCTGGTTTGTATTAGCCGATTCCGGTTATTACACCGTCGGGAGGGCAAAGCTGGCCGTAACATCGGGAAGCATCGGAACCGGCTTTTTTAACTTTGCAGCGCCTTTTTATCAGGATGTTAGCTCATTATAGGGTACAGATAAGATACAGGAGGTAGAAAACAATGGGAGCAACAGGACACGAATTACACATTGATCAGCATCTTTCTAACGTTGCGATCAATTATCAACCTCAGGGCATGATTGCCGATGTTATCGCTCCGATAGTTCCTGTGCCGAAGCAGAGCGATAATTTCATTATTTGGAGTTCTGCGGATGCGTACAGGATCGAGAATGACAAGAGGGCTCCGGGCACCGAGGCGAATAAGATCGAGCGAAGCGTGTCGTCTGATACGTATTTCGCTGATAACTATGCGCTGAAAATGCCGTTGACCCTTGAGGACAGGGAAAACATGGACCCGGTTTTCGTAGGTGAAATGCGAGAAGGCCGGACGAAATTTATCAAATCAAAACTTATGCTCTCCTGGGAGCAGAGGGTAGCCAATCTGTGCACCTCCGGGAGCAACGTAGGATCTTACGCTACGGTCGCCTCTGATTGGATCGAGCATAGAAATGCTTATAGCGATCCGCTCGGGAACTGCTGGACGGCAATAACCAATGTGCAGGATTCTACCGGATATAGGCCAAATCGCTGTATTATGGGCGAGGTGGCATGGCGTAATTTCCGCCAACATGCGGATGTAATTTCGATCATCTACGGATACGATGGGGCACCCGGAGAGCAGGGCGTTCGCTATGCAAACATGGAACAGTTCAAGAAAATCTTTGAACTTGAATCATTCCACGTTGGACGGGCCTATTATAATAGCGCACAGGAGGGACAAAGCCAGTCTCTGAGCTTGCTCTGGGGTGATCATGTCCTCTGGTATTACGCACCCAGCAGGCCGAGCACGGAGGAACCGTCATTCATGTATTCCTTCAGATGGAACAAGCCTGGATTGCCGAATATGATTGCAGAACGGCATCCGTTTGATCCGAAAACAAAGAGTGAGGAAATTGAGCTTGGTTATTACCAGGATGAGATAATTACGGCTTCGGCCCTCGGTTTTCTTATGACTCATGTAACCAGCGTGTAACCTATAACTGGGAGGGGGCCCCAACGGTCCCCTTCCCAAAAATAACGGAGGTTATAATGTTACGAGACGATGCCATACGGGCGGGACTCATTAAACCGACAGAGGAAGATCGAAAACGGATGAATCTGCCAGGTGACTACACTGTCAAATCAAAAGAGCAGGAAGAAGAATCTAATATCGATCTTAAAAACCTTACATACCTTCAACTTAAACAAACAGCTGATGATTTAGGAATTACATTGCCAAAAAAATATATAAATAAAGAAAGCTTAATCGAATTGATTGAAAACAAACTAAAATAAACAGGAGGTACTATTTATGCATATTGCAATGGCAATACCAGGGATGCCGTTTGATGGCGAGACTATCCCAAATGGTAAAAGCCTCGGAGGATCGGAGAGCGCGGCTTATTACATGGCGCGTGAACTTGTGAAGCGCGGTCATAACCTCGTTGTTTTCACGAATAGCGAGAAAACCGGCAAATGGGATGGGGTCACTTATGAATTTTTGGGCAGGCCGTCAGATGCCGCGCCGCTTGGTGACAGATTTCACTACGTTATGCAGGCGCCCTATGATGCAGTGATCGTGCAACGGCATCATAACGCATTCCTTAAAATCTTTAATAGCAAGCTCAATATCTGGTGGTTGCATGATCTGGCTTTGCATCGACAATCGCTGCAAGTTCAATCGCAACTCATCAATCTGGACCGTGTTTTTACGGTTTCGGAATTCCATAAGCAACAGATCTCGGCTGTTTATGGAATCCCAGAAAACTTTATCACGGCCACAAAAAACGGAATAGCCTATGAAGAGTATGAAGGTCTTGAGCAATTTGAGCGTGAGCCCAATTCTTTGATCTATGCGTCACGCCCTGAGCGGGGCCTTGATAACCTGGTTGGAAAAGACGGGATTATGGACATGCTTCCAAATTGCCATTTGTACGTATGCGGCTATGACAATACAGTGCCACAGATGCGGCAATACTATGAATACCTATGGCAATGTTGCGATAAACGAAAAAATGTCAGCAATGTAGGCGCCCTCGGGAAACGTCAGCTTGCGGAGCTCATGTCGCGCTGCATGCTCTATGTCTATCCCACCACGTTTGAAGATACATCTTGCATGGTGGCCCTGGAAGCGAATGCCTGCGGGACGCCTTTTATCGCATTTAAGACCGCGGCATTACCCGAAACCATGAAAAATGCGGGCGCGATCCTACTGGACCTGGATAATGGGCAAGTCAATAAAAAGCTCTTTGCAAAAACTGTCAGGACTGCCCTCCACAAATGGCATGGCCTGCACAAGAAAGCAAAGGCAAAGCGACAGGCATGGCCGGATATTGCAGAGCAATGGGAAACGACATTTGAGGACATACTCAGAAAAAAAAGCTCAAATCGCTATCGACTTCATAAGCACTTTGAACAACAGAGCGATATTGTAACCGCTGTCATGGATGGGGCAGAGGAAACCTTGCCGGACCTGAAGGAAAACTATTATTTCTACTTTTCCGGCGATTACTCCGATCATTACACCCGGTATTACATCCATGAGAAGAAAAAAGGGGTTATCTATGGCCCGGAAGACAAAGGCATGGAAGGCCGCTTCCAGCATGTTCTGCGAACTATAAGCGAATTAAAACCGAAATCAGTATTGGACTTTGGATGCGCCCATGGGCACTATACCATGAATCTGGCAGCCAGAATGCCCGGCGTGAAATTCACTGGCCTTGATTTCATGCAATCAAATATTGATGTGGCTCTGGCCTGGGCAAAGCAGGTTAACGAACAGGACAGGGTGAAATTCATTTGTGCTAATCTTGAGGAAACCCATAACGAGCTTGGAAAATTTGATGTAATCCTTGCTTCAGAGATATTCGAGCATGTGCCGAATGTCCAGGAAATATCCGATATACTCCTGGAACATCTTGAGCCCGATGGAACTATGGTGATCACAGTCCCGCTGGGACCGTGGGAGGCCATAGGCTATGAAGAAAAAGAAAATATCGGATGGAGGGCTCATATTCATCATTTCGAACGGCAGGATCTTTTTGAGCTATGGGGAAACCAGCGGAATTATAAGGTGCTTGCAATTCCGGCAGGCTATACAGCGAAGGGCTTTTGCGGCCATTGGTTGATTACCTGCCAGACATCAGGATTGCCGACTGGCAGGATCAATTATCCGCGCAAGCTCAGAATGCAAGCCCCCCTCGAAACACTTTCGGTTTGCATGATCGCAAAGGACTCGGAATACACTCTTGGAAAAACCTTGCAGACTGTGCAATCGATTGCTGATGAAATCATTATCGGCATTGATGAAAAGACTGCTGACGAGACAGAACGGGTAGCAAGGAAATTCGGAGCACAGACATTTACAATTAAAAGCCCTCTTGAACAGGGATTCGATGAAGCCAGAAATAAGACCATAGAAAAAGCGACTATGGATTGGATACTCTGGATTGATTCGGATGAGACCCTGCAGGATGCGGCAAAATTGCCACAGCATTTGCGGCAAAATTGCTATAATGGATATTCGATCCGTCAACATCATTACGCTACGGAGCCCGCAGCCCTTTTCAAAACTGATCTTCCGTGCCGTGTTTTCAGAAATCATAAAGGCATCAAGTTTTTTGGTATGGTGCATGAACATCCTGAAATGGAATTTAACAAAGGGATCGATAAGGTTTGCGTGCTCAATGACGTAGCTATTATGCACACCGGATATGCAACCGAGGCAATCAGGCGGGAACGGTTTCAGCGCAATTGGCCTTTGATGCAAAAAGACCGGATAAAATATCCTGATCGGAGACTCGGTAATTTCCTATACATGCGGGACATGATCCATCAAGTAAAATACAGCCTTGAAACTAACGGCGGACAGTTCACAGATACACTCAGGGGATACGCGCGCGAGGCCATAACTTTGTGGCGTAAACTGCTCAATGAGAATGAACTCCGTATGTGTATCGATGGCATGACATATTACAGCGAGGCGGTGAAACTGCTCAATAACGGGACGGGGATAAGGTTCTCATATTTGGATTTCGCCTCCAACTTATCGCCCACTATAGATGAAAATAAACGTTCTCAAATCAATGCGAATATCATGTCGATGCTGGAATTCCAGGGCAAGGTGGCAGAGAATATCTTTGATGGAGTTTTTGAAAGCAAAGAGGATATTCAGCTTTTAACCCAAAAACTTATTGAGACAAAGACAAATATTTATGCAGAAAAATATTTTTAAGGAAGGAGATAAATAAAATGGCAGATAGAGATAAAATGCCAAGGATATTCCATGACATTTCCGTTGTAGGAGAAGGACGAAAAGTGGTTGCTGCGGCTGGCACGGCAGTAGCTTTAGCCTCAGACACACAATGTCAGAAAGTCGATATCCAGGCCGAATTGGATAACGTCGGTGTGATTTGTGTGGGCGGTTCAGGCGTAATAGCAGCGGCGGCCACACGGGAAGGCATAGCTCTGGAGAAAAAAGAGACGTATTCTCTGGAAATCGATAATCTCAGCAAGGTCTATATTGATTCTGAACAGAATGGCGAAGGCGTTACGTTTACATACTGGAATTAAGAGGTAGAAAAAATGGCACAAAACATTATAACAGAGCGTCCTGATCCATGTAAACTTCTCAAAACAGGCCAGACAGTTTCGTACGCCACCGGAGACGATGGGGATCTGGAGCTGGGTATTGCAAAAAGCTATACTGTCCTGACTACCGGGCAATATAGCGGGACGAGCAATATCGTAATTAACGGTAAGACCCATGCCCTGAGCAATAACTGCGTCAAGGATTTGCGCACAGGGCTTATGTGGGCAAGATATGTGCCAGCCGCCGATATTGGCCCGGCTGCGGATGGAAAATTGTTCTGGGAGCAATGGACACTGGCGAGTAAGACGGACATTAGTTTTGACCTGGCCACCAAGATAATTAATTCAGTTGCAGGACAATTCGATACAGGGGCGTTGTGTGTAGGTAGGAAGTTCACTGTGTCCGGTTCTGTGAGCAATGACGGCACATATACGGTCGCCGCTATTGATGCCAACAACATCACAACCGCTGAGGCGTTGGCAGATGAGGCAGCAGGGGCCTCGGTGTCTTTTGCCACGGTGGCTGATTTGATCTGGGATGCCCTGGCCCAGGCCAACGCAAACAGCCTGGGTGGATACACGGACTGGCGAATCCCGAATTATTTGGAACTGCCCAGCATTGTCAATCTGGGTAATTGCAACCCGTGCATAGATACCACTGTGTTTCCGTCAACGCCCGCAAACTATCACTGGACGGCGTCTACGCTTTTGAGTTCTAACACCTTCGCATTCTACGGGCACTTCGGCATTGGGAACATGGCCTATGGCACTAAACAGCCGAATAAGTACTATGTGCGGTTCGTCCGAGGATAGAGTGATAAGAAAATAGGAAATAGGAAATGGCAACTATGAAAAAGAAACTTTTTGGATTTATAATCATAGTCTTGATGCTGCTGGTAGGGTCTCAGGCGTTTGCAACAGTCTATTATGTGGATAAAACAACTGGAAATGATGCTGACACGGGGCTAACAGAAGAATTGGCCTGGGAGACATTAGCTAAAGTGGCAACATTTGCTCAGGCTACTGAGTTTACTTCTGATGATCAGATACTGCTCAAGTGTGGAGAAACATGGGCTGAAACATTATACTTATATGGCACGGGCACATCTGGTCACCACGTAATTTATGGTGCATATGGTGAAGGCGTAGATCCTATAATTAGCAGGATTTATCATCGTAATTATATGCATGGTAATGTCACGGGAGACAATGAATATATAACGATTCAAAATATGCGGATTACTAATGGGGCTGGATCTGGGGTTGATACGTCTACTATCAACTATATTACTCTTCAAAATCTATATGTCTACAGTTGTACTAACGCTGGGATAGAGATAGATACGGAAGTAGCGGCACTTACAGATTGGACAATACAAGATGTTGAGACAACAGGGAATACAGGATATGGCTTAGTAATTTCATGCAGAATTAATAATCTGTTGTTAGAAAGAGTTAATACTAACCTCAATGGGTTTGATGGAATGAATATGAACCACGGCACAAATGTCGTGGTTACAGCTTGTATAGCTCATGATAATACCCAAGATGGATTTGATATCCAGTGTGGTATCGGGGGATTGACAGCTACATATCAATATTGCAGAGCTTACGATAATGTATCAGCGGGATTTAGTGCGAAAGCAACTGTTGGCTCTACAGCAACATATCAGAGTTGTATATCATACGGGAACAATGAAGGCTGGGAAGTTGGTAATAATTCTAACGCAATTATATATAACTCTGTCGCCTATGATAATGATCTAATCGGTATATATCTTTTTAACGATGACACACATATTCTGAAAAATAATATAATTTTTTATAACGGAGAGACGCCTGCGGCTTCCGGTTTTCAAGTTTCTTATTTGATGGTAGGACAGACACTTACAGCAGATAATAATTACTATGGTGTTCATTCCCTTGGCCGTTCTATTTATGTCAATAAGGATGCCGTTTTTAAAACATTTGCAGAATGGCAAGCGTATGAAGCTAATGCTTATGACCAAAGTGGAGGTTCTGGCGATCCCCTTTTCACCAACGCTGCTGGAGATGACTTTACGCTACAAAAGGGAAGCCCAGCTATAGACGTTGGTGCTGATTTAGGGGCGACTTATGATGATGGATTATCGCCTATTTCAGTATGGCCTGATGCTGTTACAACTCTCGATCAGGACGATCACGGGGACGGATGGGAAATAGGCGCCTATGTATTTATTCCTGGTTCTTTAATACCGATGATCATGAATTATCGAAAGCGATTGAGGAGGTAAGATGGAAGAACTAATCGGAAAATTTATCGCCACATTTCCGGTAGGGCCTTTTCTGAGCAATTCAGATGGAATAACGCCAGTGACCAATGTTACGCTCTCTGGAGCAGATGAAAAAGTTATCAGAAAATACGGAAATGTAACTCCGGTAAGTATCTCAGCTAATAGCTGGGCGGCTATTACGTCAATGGATGGCTGGTATGATCTCACGCTCACAAATAGTCAAATGGATACCTATGGAGATCTTTCCATTGTGATTCAAGATGATAGCCTATGCCTGCCCTATTTTGAGACTGTAAATGTAGTTACTTCTGCATATTGGCACAGCAAATATAATGACTATCCGTGGGCGCTTGCAAGTGCTGTTAGCATGTTGCCAAATTCAGAAACGCTCAATGCACATGTCATTACTTTACCCACATCTACAACCTTAAATGCACACATAATCACATTGCCAACTTCTCAGACTTTAAATGCTCATATTATTACCTTACCTTTGAGCGGTATGGTTGCTGATTTACCAAATAGCCTTACGGTTAAGGCATGGATAGATACACTTCCAAGTTCTCAGGCCCTTAACGCACATATTGTCACTCTCCCTACGAGTCAAACGCTCAATGCGCATATTGTTACATTGCCACTTTCTTCACATGTGGCGAATTTGACTAATTCTGAGACAATACAGGCTCATTTTGCAACATTGCCGACCTCTGAGACCTTGGAAGCCCAGATCAATACTTTACCAAGCAGCGAGACGCTCGCGGGGCTCATGGCTACATTGCCGAATTCCTTGACGCTGAACGCACACATAATTACTCTACCGACAAGCTCAGTGCTACAGGAGCATATCGCCACATTGCCATTATCTGGGAGCTTACCCAGTTCAAGTACACTGGCCGGACTGGTAGCGACACTCCCCACGAGTCTAACATTAAATGCTCATATTATAACGCTTCCAACTTCTGAAACGCTTAATGCACAGATAAGCACACTGCCAGCAAGCGGATCGCTGCCAAGTTCATCGACTTTGGCGGGACTTGTGGCGACCTTACCCAGTTCTCTAACACTCAATGCGAATATCATTACGTTACCGACAAGTGCAGCTCTGAAAGCATGGATAGATACTTTGCCTACATCTTCAACGGCAATGAGCGCAATTGGTTTGGCAGATATCCGAGTGAGCAGCCTTGCAGTGCATGTGAGCAGCCTGACTACCGAGATATTTGCAACTGAAGTGGAAAGCGGATATTCACTCCTGAGAAAACAGCGCATCGACATGGCTGTGCTTACTGGCATCACGAGCGGAGGTGGAAGCGCAACCTTACTTTTCAGGGATGTTGGAGACACGAAAAATAGACTGAGTGTAACCGTGGATTCATACGGAAATCGAACCGCAATCAATACTCTGGATGGTAGCTAATGGCACTATTACAACCTGGTTTCTGGCCTTCACAATTCTGGCAAGGTGGTTTCTGGCCGGAAGATTTCTGGCCTGACTATGGCACTCCTATATTTATAGAAGCATACAGGCGAATATTTATAAAAGATACTAAAAGAAAGGTATTTCTACCATGACCATTGATGCTTTTTATATTAAAAAAAATGATTTACAGCCTTACTATTACGCTCAAATCAAAGATGCAGATGGTGACGTTGTGGCTATCACCGGGGCCACAATTTGTTGCACAATGAAAAACGCGCGTACCGGGGCGCTTAAAATCAATCGGCAAACTACCGGAATCACGATAAGCGATGCCACAAACGGAAAATTTCAATACGCCTGGCAAACTGGCGATACAAATAGTGTCGGGAAATATTACATCGAGTTTGAAATCAATCCAGAATCGGGCGGCAAATTCACCTTACCGGCAAAACCGGCAGACAAAGCAGAGGTTCATGTCACCGAAAGCCTTGATACAACATAGAGGTATTTGAGAAATGTCTTATACAGATTATGAGGAAGTAATTATCCGATATCCCATGATCAAAACATGGGCCAAAACGGAAGTTGAGGTCAATAGCGATCTGATCTATTATGCCGAAATGGAATTAAATGGCCGCATGGCTTCTCATTTCTCTGTACCATTTGCAGCTTCTCATCCCACCGTGAAAGACCTTGCCATTGATCTTGCGTATTACAATGCGCTCAAAACCAGGGTACCCAAAGACGCCAAACAAATACATGATGTGGTTATCGGACGGATCGAAGCTATCAAGGAAGGGAAAGAATATCTTTTCACCGGGTCTGATACTATCATTGCGCCATCCGAGCAGACAACGCAAATCTGGTCGAACCTCATGGATTATCATCCGATCCATACTGTTCTGGGGGCCGATAGCCCTTATACCAGAATTAGCTCAGAACAAATACAGGATTTGGAGGACGAAAGAAGTTGAAATCCCTTGCTGCATTTCAAATTATCGGCATGAACGTGTTGCAGAGTCATCTTGCAAGGAAGGCCAGAGACCTTGAAAACAGGCGCAAAATCAATGCGCAGGCTGTCGGTTTGGTTGATAGATGGATCATGAAAAACTTTCAGACTGAAGGCAAGCTTGCCCATCCAGGTAAGGGATGGCAACCGTTATCTGAAGCAACTATTGCTATGAGGCGCAGGGGACCCAGAAAAGAACGAAAAATAATGATCTTGCAGGATACCGGAACCATGCGAAGCCGGTGGAAGCATTACTGGGATGCATGGGTTGGAAAGATTCAGTCGGGCGTTGATTATGCCTATAAGCATCATTACGGACAGGCAATGTTTATACCACCGCGCCGAATCCTGCCGAGCCAAAAACAGATAGAGCCTGATATCAGCAAACTCTATCAGACCTGGATAAAAGGCGTTTTGAAATGATCAATATGACGGACATAACACAGGCTGTCGAAACTATCCTGAATGACAACCTGTCGGATTACGTCATACAACGCAATCCGAAACGCAATCAGGATGCGAATACGGCGGCCCGGGGCAAGGGCTGGATAGGTATTTATAGGGGGGGCTTGGATTATGATGCGCATACTACTGGCTCCCAGCCTTGGCTCGCGCATCCATCCGTTATTGTGGAAATCCAGGCGGCCAGTTTTCTAAGTGGGGATGATGCCGAGGATCGTTTACAAGATGCGGAAAAAGAAATTATGGATGTACTCACAGCCAATAAAAAACTTGGAAATACAGTAAACATGACAATGGGTTATGATATAAAGTACGAATTTAACGAGGATGAAGAGGCGCAGATTTATTTCCACGCCGCAATTATCACAATAAAAACAGAGGTAAGAGCATGAAAATTGAATGGATAGGAGAAGAAAGAGAGGTCCCAAAAGTCGGCCTCATGGTCACCGGATTGATCAGGGACATTGAAAAAGAATTGGGTGAGGCCCTTATCAATCAGGGTCTGGCCCGGAAACCGAAACAAAAAGAAAAAATTTCTCTTGAGAAGAGAGGGGGTGACAAATAATGGCATACGGCATGCAAGGTCATTTAGGTATTGGGTTTCAAAGTTCCTATGGAACGGCGATGGTGACGAGTTATCATTATTTTCCGCTGATCAGCGAAAGTTTAGTCGAGACAGTCCCGGAGCTTGTTTCTGAGGGCATGAGAAGCCGGTTGGATGAAGGCAATAATTTTGTAGGGTTTAAAGAAATCGCCGGGGATATCGTGATTGAGGCTCATCCGATATTGCTCGGCAAACTCGTAAAGGCCTGGTGTCACATAACATCTTATGTGCCAACAGCAGTGGCATCGCATTATACTCATGAGTTTATGCCTGCTCCGGTAGATTTTGATGCAATGGCGGCAGTGCCTCCCATGACGCTGGAGATTTACAGGGATGCTGGGAGTGCTCATCAGTATTATGATTGCCTGCTCAATACATTAACCCTCGAAATTGCGCATGGCGCCATCGTGAAAGCGACAGCCGGAATCATCGGTGGGAATGCTGGAAAAGTAGTCAAGACAGCGCCTACCTATTTGACCGGTTCCGAATGGACTTGGGATCAGGCAAGTATTCAGATCGGCGGCGTCGCAGTTGATGAAGCAAGCACCATGACAATCACGCTGACAAATAATCTTGCCGCTAAAGGCACTCTTAACGGTACGAAATATGCCAACAGGATCAAGCGTGATGGATACCGGACAGTCGAAATAGCCGGGACTATGCTGTTCATCGATGATACGGAATTCGATCTTTACCGCGCCCAGACAAAACAGGCATTCGTTGTCAACGTGGCTGGGCAGGCGTGTTCATCTGGCTACAATACAGCAATTTTGATTGATATGCCGGAAGTGATCTATACGGCATTCCCGCCGAATATTGCGGGTCCCGGGCAGATCGAGGCGGCATTTACCGGGAAAGCAAAGTATTGCGTGGGATCTGCCACGGCAGTAAAATTCACCCTAACCAATACATTAGCGACATATTAGGAGGCCACATGTCTTTAGATCTGATTATCGGCTGGCAAAAATTTGAAACGAAATTTCAGGGCGAGAAAATCACAATGGAAGTACGGCCATTCAGGCGTAAATCCATGATGGTCGTACTTCCCTATTTATCAAAGAGAACCCCTGACATCAAAGATAATATGACAGATGAAGAGGCCGGAAAACTCGCAGATGTCGGATTTGAATTGCAGGGCCTGGCTGCTGATCTATTGCCTGACTCGGTGAGAAACATAAGCGGTATTACCATCAATGCAAATCCGATTACGTTTGATGATTTGGCCGAGGAACCGATTTTCTTGCCACTCGTACTTGCGATTATCAGTAAAATTGCCAGCATAAGCACATTAGATCAAGCCTCTGTAAAAAACTCAGGCGGGCTGTCCGGTTCTACGGTAGGGCAGGCCGAGACAGAAGCATAGATGCTCTGCTTATCGGACAGCCCGCTTGGCTATGGTTGGATTTATTTTATGATTGCCATGAGATTAATCAACATGGAATTTATGGACGCCTTGAATGGCCGGACCCTGGTGGATCGTTAGAACAATTCAATGTCATTGTAAATATTTTCGAT